AGGACTGAAGGTACGACTGTAGTGAGGTCGACTTCGGAAACTAATACGCCTGGAGACAATTGAAATGCCATTTTTTTCTCCTTGAAAATTATGATTTATTTGGCAGTTATGATACCATACGGATATTTATGTAAGGCCATATTTATAGATTCCGCATCATATCTTTCATAAAACCGGAATATACTTCTCCACCATCGGCCACTTCCCATACATCACCATCATAAACCTCTAATCCTGGTCTATCCACACCAGTTTCGATGATAGGTGCTGGTAAAACTTCTTCATCATATTGATTCATATCTTGCAATTGAATCTGTTTTCTCAAGTCATGGTTAACAATTTCTCTAAAATATTTCTGTGTGGCAGCCCACGCAAATATAACTAAAGTCATGGCCATGTCATCATTGGCACCTTCTGCGGCCGCAAATGACGTTTTGTGTTGTTCAAATGTGGTTAATTCAGAGTAAGTATCAAAGTCATTAATTAAAAGTTTATCACCTTCAATCAAAGTTTTAAGGTTTGAACAACCAACTTGCTTTACTTGAGTGGACATTTTTAGTCCCATTTGAATACCACGAGCAAAACCAGCCGATAATTGTTGTGGTTTTTTGTTACCCGTAAATACTTTTAATAGATTTTCGTATTCTAAATCTTCATGAATGAAATCTGCTACCTGTGGATTGTTGTTAATTTCTACCAAAATATAGGCATTATTATAATACCTAGCTGCATTAACAATCACGGTTGGAAATAGAATTGGTGATATAGAAGAACTGTTATAGGTTGCAACTTGCCTATATGGAGTGGTTGATATATCAAATATTGAGAAAGCGGAAGAATCTAAATTCTTACCTTCCGATACATCCACCGTCATTGCATATAAATGGTCTGTTTTTGAATCTTCATTTTCTTTGACAGGATGTTCATAAATCTTCATCATGTCGTGGTTATCAATAGGATCTATGTATCTTAATTGTTGCAACTTGTAACCAGAAATTAACGTATTTGATGATCCTAAGAATTCGGTTTCAAACTCTTGTGCAAACTGCCGCTGAGAAGTATTTCGAATTGTTTCTTCTTTCCAAGCCTCATCACGACCTGGTACCATAGACCAATGAATTTCAAAACTCTTATAATTATTTCGTTTCTCTAATGAATCCATCCATAACTTATAGAATAAATTCATACCATTTGGTGTAGAAACAATAATAATTTTGGAAGTTTTACCAGAAGAAATTACAGGATAAACTGAGTTGAAGAATTCGTGTGCAATATTATTTGGTACGAAAGCAAATTCATCTAAAAATACAATGTTAAATGAACCTCCTCGAACCGCACTTGATGATGTAGATGCTGCGATAACCTTAGATCCATTTTCAAGTTCTACGTTACCTTTATTCCAAGTAACAACACCTTGTTGTAACCAATGCGGTAAGTTTTCATAAGCAAGTTGATACTTGGATAAAATATCTCTTGCTAATGAACCTTTATTGGCAAGAACAGCCACATTCTGTTGTTCTGTAAAAATGGTTGCCCATAATAGATAACCAACTGTAGTAGTTGTTTTACCAACTTGTCGTGGACATTTTGTAATAACAAAACGATTATCTTTAAAAAGATTTAACATCTCTTTTTGAAAATCCCACATATTAAAATTCATCAAACCTTCATCTACGTTGACAATTTTAATATAATTTACACAAAAATAAACTGGATCTTCTGCACATTTAATGTATTCTTTAACTTGTTCTTCGGTAAAATTTACCTGAACGCCTACTTTTTTAAGTAAAGGATTATCACGGTAAGAATCAACGTTTTTTTGAACGGACACTATTCTTTACCTTTGATTAACTTATTCAATTCAGCAGTAGAACCCACAAAAATGGCTTTATCGATATTGGTGTTAGTTGTTTCTCTTTTAACACCATCCATCTCACGCATTTGTTTTTGAATGTTTAAAAGTTCTTTATTGGCATCTACCATGTTTTTAAGTATACCACCATACACCTCAAATGCTCTTGGATGTTGACCTGCTTTGGCAACTTGTAATATCTCTTCCATGGCTTCTTTACCTTGGTCAATAATACCTTGTAAGTTTTCTTTCGACTGTTGATACGCATCAGTCAAATCTTGTTTTAATTCTGGTTCATTATATTTGGCAGACACCACAGGAAGATTTTCTTTCTTTTTCTCTGGCGCAGGTACTACGTCAAATATTTCTTCCATTTTTTTATCAAAGTTGTTCATAGTTATTTTTATTCATTAAGATAGTTTAACGTAACCCCAATATACTGTCTGTGATGATCCGGTACTATTACTAATTCCAAATCTAAACACATTGTTTGTTGTGCCTGATACAGTAGCAGTTGATATTGCACCTACTGTTCCCACAATTTGATCCGGTATACTTGTGATTGCAATTGGACTTCCACCACCCGTATAATTCCAAGCATATTGATTACCCAATACCGGCACATTAGTATTGGTAACAGAAACAGTAGCAATATATGTTATGATTCCATCGGGAATGTTTCCTCTAACCCACAATTGGTAAGCTGCATTTGCTGGAACTGTAAATTCGTAAGTGTTTGTACCAGCAGTAATGGTCCAACTACCTGAAGTGAGATTTGCTCCGCTAGCGCCTTGAACACCAGTAGCACCATTGGTGCCAGAAGGACCGGTTGCACCACTAACGCCAGTAGCACCATTAGTACCTGCTGAACCGGTGGCACCATTAATGCCTGTACCTGTAGCACCATTAATGCCAGCAGAACCTGTGGCACCAGTAACACCTGAAGCACCCGATACTCCACTAGCACCATTTGTACCATTTGTACCAAAAGGACTTAAATCGGTTACATAGATGGCATACTGAGTACCGTTAGTGGCGTATACTGGTAAAACTATAGCATCGTTGGTATTAATTACCCAAGTAGGATGGCCTGGATCGTCACCTAATGACACATTAGATTGAGGAGTATTCATTAATTTTGTAACAGTATTGGCAGGATCACCAACAGGTACAAAAGTCCAATTTGTATTTCCAAGACCAATTATTTCATTTATGTAAGCATCTACTACTGAGCCATCTTTTCTAACAGTAAAACCATTTCCATAAGAATTAAGATTAAATTCTCCTAGTGCTACTGTATAACTGCCTGTAAAACTATCTAGTAATAATAAATTACCAGCACCAATAGTACCTTGTGGTCCAGTAGCACCAGAAACACCAGTTGCGCCTTGTGTACCTACACCAGTTGCACCATCAACACCGGTAGCACCGTTGGTACCAGCTGAACCTGTGGCGCCAGAAATACCAGTAGCGCCATTAACACCTGAAGCACCTTGAATACCTGTAGCACCATTAGTACCGGCGGAACCTGTAGCACCAGAAATACCAGTAGCGCCTTGGCCACCAGTAACACCACTAGCACCTTGAGCACCTGTAGCACCTTGATTACCTTGAATACCAACATGGTCAACATAATATTTTGAAGCCATTGCATGACCGCCACGGGTTACACCATCATGGATTGTTATTGTGTGGTTTGTTGAATCGATAATAAATTCACCATTAGCTCCAGTAGTATTAGCAACTACCGTATTGGCAAATCTTTTAAATTGTAATGTTCTTGGCATTTTAAGATCCTAAATCTATTTGGTTTTCTAATTCGACATGCAAATCGTCTATACCAAATACGTTTGTGTTTAAATCAACAACTAAAGCATTTGATGAAAAAACTGTATCATCAATATTTGGTATTTCTGTTGTAGTCGTGGTATATGTATAGTCAGATGCAGCATTAGCATTAAGAGGATTTGGTTTAACATCAATATGTACCAAATTTTGTGGTTGAACTTGATAATTTTCGAACACATAATTTGAATTTGATACAACACCAACAATGGGTTCAGAAGAAACAAAATTACCATTAATGTTTGTTAAATGTAAATTATTGTTGTGCCAATATACAACTTTGGCTGACGCTGTTGAAGTACCGGCAGAATATCCTTGATATACTATTTCTCCTGTTTGGTATGTTCCTTTTCCACTAGGTACCATATTAAACACAACAGTATCATTTTCAGAAATATTATTTAATATATTAGTAATTGAATGTTTAACTAATCCTACATCTGAAATTTTACCAAATACAAAACCTTTAACTGTAAAGTTTAAAGTCCAAATAACCATTCTTGTTTCTATATTTGCAGCTTCACCTTCATATTCAATT